GGGAAGTTAATTTGTGAGATAAAAAAAAAAGATTACTGTATTCCAGCTACATTTACTATAGGGTCGATATTTACTTGGTTGTCATCTAGTGCAACCTTTTGTGTCCATTGACCTAAGCACTGGTTAAGTACAGTTCTAACTCCGTGGTGCTGAGCAGTAATTACATTTACTTTAAATGGTACTGCATATTGCTTAGGAGCTGAACTTCCCCAATCTTGGTTAAGAATTTGAGAAGCTACGTTACTAGTAGGTACTGCAGAATAAATGAATGCTCCGTCTTCTACGTATCTCATAGAAGGGTCAGGAATTATATATACGAAAGTCATACTATGATTTCCTTCGTGATATTCTAATGCTTCACCATTTTGTGCAGTTAAGTGAGGATAACTTGATACTCCAGAACCTCTATTTTGAATGTAGTTCATCCAAGCTGTAATAAATCTATAAATAGGTAATCCTTGGAATATTGTCATAAATGTAAGCGTAATAGTCTTAGTAGATCCACTAGCTTTAGTTACGACATTATATGAGTTTTGCTCAGTTAAAGCTTGTACAGTTTCTGTATCTAATTGGTTATCTTCGAACCCGTCTACTCCAATTACTGTAGAAGTAAATAATACTCTCATATAATTACATGCAGTAGGATGCAGTCTTTCCATCATAGGAGGCATTTGTCCTGGTATAAGTATAAATCTACCTCCAACGAATGGTTGAACTCTAGCTGCAGTTTCTCTATCCCATTGCATTAATGAGTTAAATAATTTACTATTTATTTGATTTCCTGTATTAGGAGTAAGTCCATTCCATCTAGCTCCAGGAGAACCAGCGAATGCTCCCGTTCCTGCACTTCCAGTTCCTATATTGGATTTAGTAAGAGTACTGAAAAGATCTCCAAATCCTTTTAAAAAATTAGCCATATGCTATTCGTCCTCCTTTCAGATTAAGATGCACTTTGAAGTGCTTTAATATAAATATGGTGATACTTAATAGTATTAAAGAATCTAATCTCTAATCTATGCTGCATTAAACCTATATTTTCTGCATAAGTAGATTCGAAGTATCCTTGATAATTTACTTCTTTTACTTTATTAGCAAATTCAGATTTAATTTCATTATCTATCTTATAAGTAATTTTAGCTACAGAATCAGCAGAATTTAATCTATGCTTTTCATATTGTAATGATAAGTATAATTTCTTTAAGATTCTATTTACTATACTATTATTATGGAATTCTTGTAATGAGCTTATTTCAGTTAGTAAGTAGTTAGATTTTTGAGAATCTGAATATAGTAATCCTTCTGCATGTGCAGATAAGATATTATATCCAGCTTTATATAATCTTTCATTTTCTTCTAAGCTCATATCTCCATATCCTCTTCCAGAATTAGGTTCTACTCCAGATATTACTCCATTATCCATACCAGCAATAGGATCACTGAATTGTCTTTGATAATGGTTAAGTACATTGAACATCATTGCAAAAGTCTGAGGAACTCTAGAAGATTTGTCAGTTCTAGTATCTACATAATTGAAGCTTCCTGGGAAATAATAAATATTTCTTCCTTTTACATTAAAGCTTTGCTTAAATGCTAATGCTTCAGATATTGAGTTACTTCTTAAAGGAGCATTAAATAGTATTTGTACGTCATCTCTTTTAGTACCGAAAGAAGCCATAGCTTTCTTTACTTCTAAAGGATATCCCATATCTATTACGTAATCACAAGGATTAGTAAGTAGATTAAATACATTACTTGTGTATCCTCCTATAAATGCTTTTACGAATATTTGCTGAAGTACTTTTTCTTCCTTCTTAGGACTTCCTACTGGAGCAGTATTAAATACCATATCCCAATCGAATCCTTTTTGAGCTACTTCTTCTAGTACTCCTTCTGAACCTCCTGTAAATCTAGCAGATACTAAGTCTTCTCCTACGAAGAAGTCTTTTAATTCTCCTAAATCAGAAGGATCAAAATAGCTCATTCTATGATAATCTTCATCCTCAGGTAATGCAAAGTCAAGAGCTAAATCTTCTTTTCTAGCATTTAAGCTTTCAGCTTCAGCTCCTGCAGTAGTAGCACCATTAGGGAATAGATTAACTGCTTTTAATTCTTTTTCTATTATTTCCCCTATTTTATTGAATTCATAATTTTCTAATGTATTTACATAGAAATCTTCATTATAAGGGTATTGATATTTTCTTGTAATGAATAAAGGCTCTGTATCTATTCTATCAGAAGATAGTGATACTTGCTGCTTTGTACTAGGTACAAATTCTTGAGCTCTTCTATCATATACTTGCATTTCAAAATAAGGTCTTCCTTTTACAGTTTGTCCTGTAGTATTGAATTGGAATTGGAAGTTATTTCCATAATTTCCTTTACCTTTATATAGACCCCAAATCAGTGGGAAAGATCTCTTATCCCCTGGAACTGTCTTGTCAATCTCAGTTTTGAAATCTGTCTTTACTTTTAACTCTAATTCGTCACTAGAGTTAATATCTTTTAATTCTACTACTTCAAAATAAACTCTTCTACTTTCTACTTTATGTAATTGGTGAGCAGGAGTTGGTTTATTAGTTGAAGCAGCATTAGCAGTAGAATCGGCAACGAATCCTGAACCGTCTGCTAAGATCCAACCTAAAGTTTTTTCTATCTTTTGAGAAGCTGAATCTTTACTTTCTATTACAAGATTAACTACGAATCCTGCATTAGTAGCAGAATCATGCTTAACTGATATTACAGCTACATCTCCTCCTGCCATAGCATGCTCATAAGCTGCTGTATAAGGCAGTCCTAATTTTCTAGTATTAGGTTGACCAAATGTATTGATAAGATTTGCTGCTGCTTGTGTACCAGTGAAGTATTTTACTACTCCTGTAGGACCTTTTTCTGTATAGATAGGAGTAAATAAAGTACCAGTAATTGCTGATGTAGTAATACCAGGAACTACACTTCCATCTACGACAGTTGAAAATACGTGTGGCACTACGTATCTTAACGTCCCACTAGGCGAATTCACTATTTGAATCATATTATTCTCCTTTCAAATCAAAATTTGTAATTTGTGTCAAATATTTTTATAAAAATATTCCACTCAATTCACTGCAGTACAAATACATTTAAAATATCATAAATACTTACCAATAAAATGACATAAATCACATAGAAATACTGCAGTAAATTAATGGTAAAATACTACTAAGTAGCATTTTGATACCGACGAAGCCGTGTTAGTACCCTAAGGAATAGCTATATTTTATCAACATTCGCTCGACTTTGTATTAAAAAATAAATATCAGAAAGGAACTGAATATGGAAGAAAAAATATTAAATGAAGAAGTAGTAGAAACTACTAATGAAAAGGATTTACTTGAGGATAATGAACCAGTGAATGAAGATGCGAAAAGAGCAGCAGAAGAACTATCTAAAAAGGAAGAAATTACTGAAGATGATATATTTGATATAGCATTAAAGAATGACTCTACGATATCTGAAGAAGATAGAGAAATAGTAGAAAAATTAAAATCTAATAACTATGACTTCAGAAAGACTTTAAATGACTCTTTAGAAGATATATTCTCAAGAGCTTACGGGGAATTCATTAATGAAAATATCGAAAATATAAAATACTTTCTAACTAGTGAAGAACCTGAAAAGACTCCTAATAGAGCTTATAATGTAAAAGTAGATAGTATTACTTATAAATGGAAAGACGAATTTTTTATTAAAGTAGATAGCTTTAAGACTACTAAAAAGGAAATAGCTAATGATGAAGGAGTAGTAGAGTTATATTTACTTAATCTAGATAAAGTACACGAGAAAGTAGCAGCTATCCCTGCAGAATCATTTACGAATGATTTAAATAAAGCTTTAGAAGAAATACAAAATGAGAATAATGAGAAGAAGCCTACTCTAGAAGATATGAGAGCTAAATTTTATAATTCTCTTATCTATATAATAGATAGAGTTCAAACTACAGCTTCTAAAGGATACTTTGATAATAAGTATAGATTTGGAGATGTATATATAGTAGATAAACTACTTGACCCTAAAAAGATTAAAAGTCTATATGAAGATGCTATTAAATTAGATAAGAAAGTAATAGGAAGTAGTAATAAGTCTTATTTAGAGAAATTTGTAAAAAGAATAGAAAAGGATTTTAAAAAGAATAATCTTACTCTAGATGATAATAATAAAGAAGCTTTAATTCTAATAGCTAATCAATTAGCTGAATTATTTATGATAGTATTTACTCATGTAGAAAATGAAATTAAAGGAGATTCTTCTGATATAGAAGTTACTATTAGTAAGATTAGAGAAAGTGAAAATACTAAAGAATATACTTATAAAAGACAGGTATTTAAGAATGTAATTACTAAAGCACTTTATAAGACTTTCGTAGACCATGTAAGCCGTGCTAGTATTCCTGCATTATCTTTTGGATTCCAGAATAGAGATTTAGAAGAAACTCACGTAATGGTTAGATTATTTGAAGTAGCTGACTACATATTAAAACCTCAAGAAGAAATTAAAGAGTAATATATTTTCCCTCTCCCAATTAAGGGAGAGGGAGTTAAAGTATCATCTCGATTTAGAAAGGTAATTCCTCATCAGAATCATCTTCATCATAAGACTTCTTAGAAGAAGTTCCTTTAGAAGAAGATTTCTCTGAAGAGTCATCAGAACCTAGCTTTGCTTCTAGGAATTTAGTCATATGAACTGCACGACTTGTACTAGACTTATCTACACAAGAAAGCATATTCATTTCTAAAGAGCTAAAGAAAGCCCATACATCTAAGTCAGATACATCTTTATCATCTTTATCTTTACGATGAATATTAGAAGAAGCTCCAAAAATAAATTTATCTTTTTCTGCATCTTTCCATTCTGTATCTTTATCTTTTCTTTTATTAATAGTAACTGATATTAAAGGTCTTCCTTTAGATTCTCCTTTTGGAATAAATGTAGAAGCATCGAAATCCACTTTAGTTAGTGCAGTCATTACATTAGTAGAAGAGTATAATGTAATAGGGTTCCAAGCTAGAGTTTCTCCAGCTTCCATTTTCTTTAATCTCTTTAATATTGCTCTAGCTATATTAGCAAGTCCTATTTCAGCAAATGTCTTAGTAGTCACGAAATTAGTTCTATTCTTAAATGCTTTACTCTTATTATCATCAGGGTCTTGTCTTGCTATCTGTACATATATACCGTCATTAAAAAGTCCTATAGCTAGTCTTCTTCCGTCATTCTTACTAGCATCCTTACCAAATATAGTCTGACTAACTAATTCACTCCAAATACCGATATTGTCATTCTCATTTTTCTTTTTAAAATCTGCCATTTTAAATTCACTTCCTTTATAAATTTTTTATATTCCTAACTCTTTTTGTGCTTTCTTTAGGAAACTTATTTCTTCCCGTTGGTAATTTTCCTCTTTTTCTCTGAGTTTTTCCAGTGATTCTTTAATTCTTAATCTCATTAGCATAGTAATAGAAGAATCAATATTCTTTCTAGTAATAAATCTAGCTTCACTACCAAAGAATAATTTCTCTGCTTGAGTGTATACATCTTCTTCAGATACATTGCACCAGAAAGCAGAAGCTATCTCAGGTATTTTTTCTATAGTCTCATCCCATATAATAGCATTATGTGCTGCTAATAAGTAATTAATCTCTTCTTGAGCTAAATACTCACTCATATTATTTAGATGTAGAAATCTTTCTTTTAAAGAGTTTATTACAGGAAGATAATCCTCTTTACTACCTACTTTTAGCATAGTATAAGAATACTTTTCTACTTCATCGTATTCTAAGAAGTAAGTGACTGCTTGAATAGATTGATCTGTAATAAATCTCATATTTACTACTCCAGTACGCTCATTAGCTTCTACTCTATGAGGTATATGACTTACTGGTACATCTTCTACTACTATTTTATTATCTTTGCAGGAAAAGAATCTTATTATATATCCATTATCTGAATTATGTACAATATAGAATAGATTAAGTCCATCTACGAATCCTCCTACGTCATCTATAGTCTGATTAACTCTGACCCACGAGTCTTCACTAGTATGTACTAAAGGACATACATAAGAAATGAATTTATCTCTATATTTAGTCATTACTTCTTCCATTTTACTCATATCATCACCTGATAATATTTTCTCATCCTCTTTTGTAAGATTAGCTTCATTTCTAGTAAGCCATATATATCCTTTATCGAAATACTCAGTACTATTAGAATTAAATATTCTATTAATATAAACTTCAGGACCAAATTCATTCATAATATATTCTTTACTTACATTATAAATATAACTTTTAACTAGATTTTCTTCCATTACAGAAGTTACTTTCTTTTTAAGTACTTTTACTACTATACAATTAGAAGAAAATATCTCATAATTTACTACTTCATTTTCTTTATCGTACTTAATATGAGTATCTAATACTTCTTTAATATCTTTTAATATATTTCCATCTTTATTAATATGAAGTATATCTCCCTCTAGTGTAGATACTATAAAATTCTCACTATCTATTAGAAATATATCTAATACTTTCTTATTAGGTATATTAAGAGTAAGACCTATTATTTCTCTACCTTCTTCTTTTAAATCATTAGTAAATAAAGCACAATGACTTAAATAAGGTATTTCTTCTTTTTTCCCATTTACTTCCTTTTCTATTTTGTCATATATAAATACCCCGTGATTACTAATTAATTTAAAATCATAAGGAGGTTCTTTTAATACAAAAAATGCTTCAGAAGTTCTCATAGTAGTACAGTATATATAAACCTTGTCATTCTCATCTCTATGAGTATATATTAGCATATCATCTAATATCTCTTTACTCAGATTCTCTCCATTATTAGGAATAAGCTCATTGAAATTGACATCTATTTGTCCAAATTTATTTCCTATATCTACAGTCTTATAATGATAATCATCAGAGAATTTATCAAATAAGAAGTCCACTAATTGTCTCATTTAATTATTTCCTTTCTAAAATTAAGTGTAAAATAGGTATCCCCGTAGGAATTAATCCTACGGAGAATACTAAAATAAGCTGCTTTTAAATAAATTATTTCATTAATTTTTGAACTTTATCTTTCAACGACTTTTCAGGCGAGAAAGATACATTGTAAGCAGATCCTGCTTCAATAGTGATTTCTTTTCCATTTAATGGACTCTTCATAGTTCTTGCTTTCCATTCTCTGTGAGTAGGTGCAAAAGTACCTATGTGAGGGATAGTAACCTTTTTACAGTCAGCTACTTCTTTTTGAATTAAGTCTGAAGTAGCTACATATACAGATTCTACTTGTGATTTCTTTAATTCTGTAGCTTCAGCTACTTTTCCTAATACTTCGTCTTTTTTAAGTTTTTCTTTCTTTAATACTAATTTCATTATTATTTCCTCCTAAAATTTTTTATTTATTAGCTTATTACTAATTATTTCTTTATTGTAGTTAGGTTTTTACACTGATTTTATCTGAATTTCCACTTAATTTTAAAGAAAAAGTCAGATCTTTCCTTATTCCATCCTACTGGAATATTTAATTTTTCTACAATTGTGTCATTTCCTATCTCAGAAATATTCATACTAATTAATTGCATATCAGAATCTAATCCGTTAATTCCTTTAAATTGTATGAATTTAATATCTGAAGGGAATTTACTGTATAAGTACTCGTATAGATTAGATACGTGGAATTCATCGTACTTTAAGAAGTTTATAGTACCCATATAATCATATACCGCTTTAGATAATTCAGCTTCTGTAATATTAGAACCTGGTCTACGCTCTACTAAGAACTCAAAGTCTAGCATGACGTTATTTAGAGGGTCTTTATTAAGCCCTATAGTATAAGTACTACTGTATCCATAAGAATTAATAAATTTAATACTATAAGAGAATTCTCCTTGATATTTACCAATTACTTTCTCCATATCGTATTCTGCCTTTAAAGCAGTTCTAAATATCTTTTTATGGTCATTATAAAATTCCTTTTCTACTAAAGGTACGTGTAATATCTTTATCTTATCATTACCTAATACAGTATGCTGTAATTTAAATTGTCGAGTTCTATCTATAGTAAGGTCACAATCGAAAGTAAATTTATTAATTATCTTCTTATTACTATCTAGTAATTTAGAACCTGTACTTCTTTCTGTAAAGGAGTGTACTTCTATTCTTCCTTTTAATCCTTCTATAGGTACAAAAGATTTAGTGGAAGTATTAGGATTTAATAATTCTATCTTATTTCCTTTAATTACAGTTTCTTCCCCTTCTTCTATTATACGAGCATTATAAAAGTAATAATCATCTCCATTATCATTTCTATAATATATCATCTTACATTTAGTCCTAAAGACTTCATTTTTCTCTTTATCTTCTAATACTAAATAAACCTCTATAAAATTCTCATCATGAAGTAACTGCTTTTTAGGGTCATGAGGATGAGCAGGGTCTGGCACCATACTAAAGAATTTCTCCTTAGGTTGCTGGTCTACTATATTAGTACGTAATTGGAATGATATATCAAAAGCTTTATTATAATCTTCCTTTTTAAAATCTACCCAGTTACATATATAAGAATAAGGTACTTTAGATTCTAATAAGTAGTAATCTGTACGGTATCTAGTATCTACGTAATTCTCATAAGCTCTTACTATATTATTTACCTTATCGTAAGCTATTATAAAAGGTAGTCTGTATTTTAAATGATTAGCCCCTAGGGAAGCTAAGTCAGATTTCTTTCTTATAATACCTTTAATTATCTCACTACTAGTCACATAAGGATTATTTAGTAAGTAGAATTTACTACCAGTACCTATCTCTTTTCCATTATTAATAAAATCCCATTCTACATTTAATGTATTAGTAGGTATAGTATATTTAATACCTCTACTTTGGTCAGAATAATTAAGAGTAGTAAATACATTAAATACCTTTACTATATCATTTCTATGCTTTATTACTGCATACTCATTAAAATTAATATCGCTTCTTAAATTATTAAGTTTCATAGTAAGATCATTTTCTATAATAATACTATCTCTTGTAGATCTTTTAGTGATTATCTCACGTCTTAATTTCTCTTTATTATTATTAAAAGATTGACCCCCATAAGAAATACCATCTAATAATACAGGCTTCATATATAAAGGATTATCATCAGTATATCTAAATTTTATATTAGCACTATCTAAGTATGCAAAATTAAAATCTCCTTCTATTCCTGAAGTACAGTATAATACGGTCTGAAGTATATCTCCTGAAGCAGGTCTAAATCCTCCTTCTTGAGATTTATGTATTAGGGTAAATTTATTAGCAGTCTCATAATGTAAAAAGATACTATCTCTATCTGTACGGGAATTCTCAAAATACATTTTCTGGTCTAATTTAGTCATTTTACCCATATTACCTTTTTTAGCTATATGGTATACTTCTATAGCTGCTATTTCATCAGTATTTCTTTTAGTCTTAATAGGAAATACGCCGTAGTCTCTATTACTGAAAGTCTTTTCTGTATACTCACGATGATACTGCTTTAAAGTAAAATACAATTGATATACATATCCATTTCTACTACTTTGTCTAATAGCTTTAATAGTAGGATTTATTAAATCAGATATAGGATTTTTTGTATTCTCTAATAAGTATTTAGCAGTAAGATATTTCTCGTCATTAGGACCGTTTTCCAGCCTTATTTCGAAATCATAATCGAAAGAGTATATAAATGCACCTACGGTAATAAAATTGTCCTTAGTGACCGTATATGTGGCTACATCGCCCTCTATTGTAGCATATTGTAGAAAGTCATTTTCTTCTATTAATAATACTAAGTCTATTCTACTTGGTATAGCAAAGGAAGGAAATAATTCTACTTCTCTTGCGTGCTTATATAAAGAGTCATATCTATTAGCAGTAATTACGTGACTTTCTTTAATAGCCTGATTACTTCTATATAGAGTAGCCTCATTGACATCAGTCATAGCGTGAGCCATCATACCTACTAATGACAAAGCAGATATATCCTTAGTAAATATATCATATTCATTCATAAGAAAACTTAACCATTTTAATTGGTCTGCATTAGTTCTTAAGTTATTATCTATAATATTAGCCAATTTCTTCTCCTTTCTTTAAAAAAGTTATCTTCTATTTATTCCAGTAAGACTTCTTAGAGCATTTCTAAATACATTAGCATTATTAGCTGCATTTACTCCGAAATTCTTACCAAATCTATTTGCTCCACTATTCCAGTTTCTCCATCCTCCTTGATATACTCCTCTTATACCATTTTGAGTCATAGGACCATATCTTCCTACATTAAGAAGATTTCCATATCCTGCAGAATTAGCATCTCCAAATCCAGTAGCAATAACTAATCCTGGAATTCCTATCTCAGCATCTTTCCATCTATTTCTCTCTTTAGTAAAAGGTCCTCTCCAGAAATCTTCTGGTCTATTAGTTTTTCCTAAATCTTTACTAGCAAATGCTAAAGTATATTGTACTACTCCACTACTAAGTACATTGTGAGATATACCAGGAATCTCTGCAAATTTGTCAAATAAAGAAAAATGGTAAGGATAATCAGTAAGGGTCTCCATATCCATAGTAAGCCCATTGTGATGCCAATATCCTGCTACCTTTTTATGCATATAAGCTTGAGCTACTTCTGTAGTATTAACGTCTACATGCTGCTCTATAGCTGCACCATATCCTGATACGTAATTAAATGCACGAGTAGTCGAATGTGCATTAGGTTTAGCTACAAAGGATACATGCCAAGTATAAGAAAAAGGACCTATAAAGTTTTGAGCAGTAAGCATAGTAGCACGGTAATTTAATAATTCCATATTAAAAGACCTAGGAAAGCATCCCACTAGTGCAGTATGCGATAATATATTCATACTCTCATCTACAGCTACTATATAAATAGTACATCCATAATCTATTATATTATTAGCTATATAATCATACTTTTTAAATATATTACCATTTCTTACTCCTTCAGCATATAAAGCCCATATCTCAAGCATAGTCGATACATCACGATCTTTAGTATCTATAAATGATATTTCTATATCTCCCTCTTGTAAGCTTTCCCAGAAATCCCCTAAATAAGATATTCCAAATCCTTTTTGGTTTTTAGGAGCTTGAGTTACTGACATAGAAATTTCTGGTGAATTTACTTCTGAGCATAAATTACCTAATAAATGCACCATACCCCCAGAATGACTTTGATGAGCAGCATTTCCTGGAAGTATTTGTAATGACCTAGCTACTGCTGGATTACGCATTATTCTCATATATAAATCAGGATTATTATCTATAATAGATTGATTAATTCCCATACCAGAATTCTCAAATAGATGTAAATCAGGCTTAGTAAAGAATACGTACATCTTCCCATAATTAGTAAAGTCTACTTGAGAAGGAGCTTTATTTATATTTACTCTTTGTAGATTAAGTACTTTACTCATTAATCTATTTAGTGTAATACCTTCTGAATTAAGTATCTGCTCTTGTGAGAAGTATCTTCCTTGGAATAATGGGTTTTGTACATACTGATTAATAATACCTTCATCTTTACGATTTACTCCTTGTAAAAATTCATCTAGTATATTTTTAGGGTCTGCTCTTTGTACAGAAGTACTCCCTCCTGTAGTAACTTGACTATTGGTAGGACCAGTCTTAGATCTTCCTAAAGATTTATTTACTGCAGATTTAGCACGAGAAGCAGCACTGGCATTTTTATAAGAATTTGTAGAAGCACTTCGTCTACCACTTTTTCCTCTTGATTTACTTCTTCTACCCATATAATATCACTTCCTTATACGAAGTAGATATCATAAGTGATTACCACTTCAGTATCATTTAATTGTATATTCTTAAAATTGATTTTATTAGTAGCTATAATATCACGATAAGTAGTATAGCTTTGTCCTCCTACAGTAACTGTACAAGGTCTTCCTGCAAATAAGATAATACTATTAAAGTGTGCTCCATCTGTAGTACCGTATTTCTTTCCAAAGTGTCTAATACACTCATCTTTTTCTACAGTAGTTCTTATTCTACACTGGGCACGTACATCTTCTATACCATTATAATTAGTATCTGGATTATCAGGTATTTTAGTCTTAGCTTTAGCAGATATTACACTGTATTCAGGGACTATCTTTTTAATATAATATAAAGTATCTCCTGCATCTTCTACTCTAAATGCATATTTATCCATATTACTATTCTTATCATCTAAAGCAGTATTTACAGTCACAAAGGATATTAATTTATCTTTATCGTATCCTTTAGAATGTCTTTTTACTACATGTACAGTAGAACCAGATGCTCCGTCTGTAGCTAGACCATATCCGAATATTCTTCTCTCATTACCAGTATAATTAGGTGTAGGAAGTCCTGTAAATTCTGAATCTAAATTACCTATAGCAATTAAATCAGAAGATTGAATTCCCCACATATTTTTAACGTAATCTTGAATTCCTCCTATTAAAGATACATTACTACCTAAATCACGAAATAATTCAGTACCATCCTTTTTCCTAATAGTAACTACTACGTGGGTGTCATCTATACCATTAGCACCGAATTTTAATTTTTCTATCTGACCCATAGAGTCAGTAAATATTTTATTCATTATATTCCTCCTTTAAAATGTATTTTTCCATCCAGATACTCCTATTATTTCCTGAGTGACATCCTCGTGAATAATAGATAGTATCTCAGTCTGACTAAAGTAATCCACTTTCTTAAAATTATCCAGTAGAAATCTTACATATTCTGTATTATCTCCTGTGAATAATAAAGATAGTGTAAATACTTCCCAATCTTTTAAATCAAGTCTTATCTTTAATTCTTCTACTATTTGTAATCCGTCAGTAATATCACTCATAGAGTATACTACTCCACGGTCTATAATATCTTGTGTATAAGATTTATAGAAATCTATTATCTTTTCTAGATATTTAATTATATCTAAATCAGAATAAAGATTTTGTGCAGTATCAAATAAAGATAATAATTTTTTGTGTCTTATATTATCTACCTGGTCTCTTAATAAGTTTATAATTACAGTAATTTCATTATTAATAGAAGCCACAGGGTCACTACTAGATAGTAGCTCATTTATTCTTACGACATATTTAGAAGAATGACTATTATAAGTAGATAAGAAATCCTCTAAATTTGTCTTATTATTATATAATTCTGGTACTTTCTCTCCAAAAGTAATTGCTTTAATAATAGTATCTACCATATGATAATCATCATATCTAGTAAGAGTACTTCTTAAGTCATATAAATACTCTATTATTTTATAATTAATCTCAAAAGTATCCATTATCCCATTTAAGGTATAATCCTGATTATCTAGTAAATCTATAAATCCATCTATATTAGCTTTATTCTCATGATATTTAAAGTGCTCTCTAAATACTAATTTTAATCTTTCGTAATCTACTTTATTCTTAATAGAATACATATAAATTATACTACTTAAAGTATCAGGTATATCAGGACTTACTTTAAATTTCCTAAATATTAAAGCTTGCATATAAGTAATTAATTCAAATAAATCAGCTTGTACATCTACAGTATCTAGATATATTTTTAATTTACTTACTATATCTTTATGCTCTATTATATATCTATAAAAATATGCCATTTCTAAAGAGAAAGTAGAAATCTCTATTTTATTATTAAGTCCTAAATATTTAGATTCAGAATAAGAAAATTCCCAATCCTTTAAAGTATCTTCTAACTTATCATTTTCTACACCCCATCTCGGGTCTTTAGATACTACGTCCATATAAGGAGTCACATTTTCTTCTTTTTGCATATATTCATAAGGGTCATCAGCAGATAATGGAGCTTTTACGAAAAATAATTCATACTTATCTTTATTACTCATTCCGTCATAATTGAGTACACCCTGATTTTTTAATCTTTTTACTATATAATACTTATATATACTAATCTCTTCAAACATTTTCGAGATGAGCTGTAAGCCATCTTTAGTACCTTTCTTATAAGTAAGTGTATTAATTCTATTAGCTATTTCTAGTAAGTACTTCTGGCTAAAATCAAACTTAGGAAGTCCATAAGATTCAAATAGTAGATATATCTCACTTTCATCTATTTCATTATTCTTTAATCTTTGTATAGGAATATTAGCATTGTAATCAGCCATAGCAGCCATTAATAAATAAGCACAAATAAATCCTTCGTAATAAGGATATTGTATAGCATCTAATTCCCTATAATGACTTCTCATAAATTGATTTCTTACTGCACGATAATGCTCTACGAAATCACTAATCTTACCATCATTCTTATCAAACCAAACTATCTCAAATTCATTAGCATCTCTTAAAGATACTATATCTACGTCTTTATCTAAATATCTTAAATATTTAGCTTTAGGATTAGCTATAATCATTTTAGCTAATTCCCCACTTACAGAAAATAGACTTCGTTCTGTAGCATTATATTTATGTACTGGCTTAGTAATATCTACTCCAGAAATAGGTACTTTATTATAAAAGATATAATCTGGGTCATCTATATAATTACCAAATTTATCTTTCATAATAGGAGGTAATCCTAAATATATACGATAATAATTATTTACTTCTACATAATTTTCTAGAGTATATTTTCTTTTATCTGCTACTAACTTATCTAAGTCTTCTTTAGATAAATAAGAAGATACTAAAGTATTATCAGCTACCATTCTATTTACTAGTCTAATATCATCACAATACTTAGCTATTTCATCAATAGTAAATCTATATCCCATATGAGTATCAGCTTCATAATAAGCATCTCTATATCCTTGATAATATATACGAGGATCAAAGTCAAATTCTTTAGCTAATCCTTGGTCCATTTTCTGAGCTAATATACTTCTTTTGACTGCTACTCCTGTAGCAATCTCTTGTATAGTAATCATTTATTATTCTCCTTTCTATTAATTTCATAAAGCTCCGACCCTTGTTTTTATTTCAGGGGTATGTCTAGTAGTGAAAACACGGGATTTTCAGTAATAAAATTTATATTTTTAAGGAGGAAATAAAGATGAGAGAAATATTTTTAATATTTACAGCTTTATTATTTGTATTACCATTATATTATATAGGATTATACTTCCTATTTATGTATTTAAAGAATATGTATATAGAATCACAAAATAAAAAGGCACTTCACCCTGTAGTGGAAAAGAGTCAAGAGATAAAAAAGGAAATTAGAGAAGAAGTAAGAGAAGAATTTAATCCTGAAATTAAAGGAATAAAAAAAGCTTTATCTGCTATTAATTATGAAATTAAAAGTGTACCTATTAGTGTAGAAAAAGCAGTAGAAGGAAAATGGAATAATGAGAAAGAAAAAATTGAAATGATGAATCAAGAAACTAACTTAAGAATCCAAGAATTCATAGCTCGTCATCAATATATGCAATATAGAGAATCTTTATCTATTAAATCATTAGAAGAAAAGATTAAAATAGTTATAGACCGTGTACTAGATACTTATATGACTAATACTTATTTAAATAATCCTAAATACGCTAAATCAGATGGAAGTTATATACTACCTGAAATTAATGAAGAAGTAAGAAAATCTGATTTAGAAAAAATATATCGTATATTTAGAAATATAGCTTCTGAAGACTTTATAGATGATTTAGCTCCTATATATAAGATAAGTACTGTAGAAGGAGAGGAATTCTTTATTTCTACTTATATAGCTCCTATGTATAATGCAGCTATGGATAGTATTAAAAAGACTTATCGTGAAGCTAATGAGAATAATCGTGTAATGGAAGAAATGGAAAAAAGAAGACTAGAAGCTTCTTTATCTGAATCTGCTATAGAAAAGCAGCAAAGAGTAGAAAAGCTAATGCAAGAATTAGATAGTACAGGAGTAAAAGAAGATTATTTAGAAAGAAAGATGAAGAATTTAATATCTTTAAAAAATGGTAGTAAAAATGTAGTAGAATTAATGAATGTAAATATAAAATAAAGAAAGGATGGTATTAAATAATGAAATTAAGAAGTATAGACTTCGACAAGTATATAAGAGCCAAAAATGCTAAAGAAGTCTATAACCATAATATCGAAGGTCCAGGAAGTTTATTTGATCCTAATATATTTGGAGTCGGAGAAGAAAAGACTTATAAAATGGGATATATTAGACTTCATGGACAGTTTATAGATGCTGCTACTTATATAATGGTATCTCGTCGTGTATTTCGTGATTTACCTTATATAGTAGCAGGTACTAAAAAGTTTATTATTAATAAGAAAGGAGTATTAGAGCAAGACCCTAATGGAGAAACTGGACTTAAATTCCTGTATGATAATTGGGGAAAATTTAGATTTAAAGATAAGCCTCAAGAAATAGATAAATATACTAGAGAAGATTTCTTTAATGATAAAATACTAGTACTTCCTCAGCATTACCGAGATATAGATACTTCTAGTGGTAAATTTAAAATTGATGAATTAAATCAATATTATATAGATATAATCCGTAATGCTAATTTTAAGAAAAAGCAATCTAATAATTCTTCTTTAAATACTGGATTTATAGATATGAAAATCCAAGGATTATTAGTAGGATTACAAGAGCATTTAGCTAATATGACTTTCTTTAAGACTGGAGCTCAAAGACAGTCTGTAATGGGACGTAATGTAGATAATTCTTCCCGTATAGTAATCTCTGCTCCAGAAGTAAGAATGAATGATACTATAGGATTTACCCGTACTAAATTAGGTCATGTATGCATTCCACTACATCACTTACTAAATATGTATCCAGTACATGTATTAGCTAGTACTCAAAATATATTAAAGTACTTTTACGATATGGGAATGATGTCTATAGATAAAGATGAATTTGAGCATCACTTCTCAGATGATTATATTAAATCTCAATTAAAAGCTTACTTCTATTCTTATAAAGATAGAAGTGATTACGTAGAAGGTCCTAATGGAGAAAGGTTTACTTTTGATTTCGAATTCCACGATGATATTACTAATAAAGAAAAGAAGTATACTAGAGGAATTACGTGGCTAGAATTATTCTACGTAGCTATGTCAGAAATTAAAGATAAAGTACGTGCTACTCACACAAGATACCCAGTTACTGATAAAGGAAGTATTCCTTGTGGAAAAATAAATATACTTACTACTAATAGTAATCTAGGTACTTTAAAAATAATTAAAGATAATGTAGCTATATATACACTAGCAGATATGTGTGATATTACACCTTACATAGATAATCCAGTATCACACATTTACGAAGAGACCGAAAAGATTAGTAATTTACTACTCGGAGGTCTTAACGGGGATTTTAGGAGATTACGAAAAATATTCTGCTTAATTTTTGATTGAAAATTAAGTATTTTTTCCTAACTTGAAGAGATTAATAATAAAGATAATTAGGAGGAAATACTAATGAAAGAAAAAAAAAGATTTTTGATTTAAGTTGCTATTTTAAAGAAGGGGAAAAAGTGCCTGTAGATTTAGGTCCAGGATTAGGTCCTTTCGATGATCTTTATTCTGTAGATACTAAAGGAAATATTTACAGTAAATGGTACCACCCTAGAGAAAGAAGATTGACTCCTTCTAAATCTAGAAAGCTTTCTAATAAAGAAGGAGAAACTCACAAAGAATACACTATATTGAAAGTAAAATTATATGACAAAGATAAGAAAAAATACTCCCGTAGTGTAGGGAGAATAGTACTAGAATCCTTTAGTAGAAAATTTTTAAAAGAGGTTTACAATTTAGATGATGTAGATTTCGGGTTTCTTACTGTAGATCATATTAATTTTGATACTTCTGATAATAGTATTAGCAATCTTCAATGGCTTTCTAGAGAAGATAATATTAGAAAGAAAAGAAATAATAGTGATTATTGGAATGAAGAAGAATTAAGAGAATACTGTAGGTTATTTTTCATAGAAAAAATGCCTACATACAAAATAGCAGAAATACATCATAAAGATCCATATGCTCTAGGGAAACTCTTTAGAGGAATTTCTTGTGATGGTTTCGTATTTAAATACTGTAAATCCATGAACTTAAATCATGAGGATTTCATGAAAGTTTTCAATCAAAGAAATAGTGTAAGAAAAAAGAAATAAATTTGTCAGGATCCCTTAAAACGGGTGTGAACTGTCGGGGACCACTCCAGTACTTCGTAATGTCTGGAGGTACTCATACACTAAGCTATAGTAGTGATACATATAGTGGAACTGGAGAAAGACCAGTTGTATAGTAAAAGAGATGAGTTGAAATTTAGTTATCCGCAGCCAAGCTTCTCCTACGGGAGTCGAAGGTTCAACGACTAGGGTTTCTTTAATAAGAATAGATTTTGTGATATTAAAGAAATAGGTACGGTCAAGTATTCATAATGAATACCACTGATTCACTAAAAGCCATGTGAGTTATCCAGGTTAAGGATAATCGGAAGCGCCCCGCTCTTATAGTCATACACAAAAATAAACTTTCTATAAGATGATGATATAGTCTCTTATTTTCTCTAACTGGTAGTTGGGGAGATTAAGAATGACGGCGATAAGCTAATTAACCGTAGTGTATACTCTAATGAGGCGATTGAAGAGATTGATAAATATAATGATAGTCCTCTTAGTATAATGAGTATAGCTGGAAAGAATCAAAGAACTATTAAAAAAGAAGGAATACAAGCTTTATATGATTTAACTAATAATAGACCGCAGGATTTACTTCCTGAGGATAAAAAGTTAAATACTTATGTGAATGAATTCTTTATTCCTGATAGAAAATTTAAATTATCCGAAATAGTAGACTTAATACAGAAATTCAGTATTTACACAAAAATAAAATATAAAGGACAGAATACTACACTTGGAAGAGTAATATTCAATGAAGTAGTATTTAATCATATTAAAGACCATAAATTCATTAACGAGACTATCACGAAAGGTAAAATGGGATCTATATTAGATATGTATTCTAGTGAATACCTTTTACCTGGTAAAATTACAGTACAGGATTATAAAGATATATTAGATAAGCACCACGATTTAGCTTTTGGTATATGTGAATTAGTAAGTAGTCCAATAACTTATAATATGCTCATTAAGGATGACCCTGTCTTTAATAAGAAGAGAGAAGAATTAATGGCTAAATATAAGATTGATGAAAATACAGATCCTGTAGTAATGGCTAAATTTGAAAAAGAAATGATAGATTTTTCTAAAGAATATTATAAAGACGATCTTATGGCTAATAACTACAATAGTGGTGCAGCTCCCGATTGGGATAATGATTTTAAATTACTAAAAGTATCTGTAGGAGCTACTACGATTCCTGGAAGTAGTAAAAAGAATATAGTAGTAAATAACCTAAAAGATGGTCTTAAGACTGCTGATATACTAAAGACTGCTAATAGTCAGATTACAGCAGGAATTGCCCGTGGTATAGATACTGAAGAAGGAGGATATTTAGTTAAGAAATTTAATGCTGCTTTTCAGAGTGTATTTGTATCCCGTGGAGATTGTAAATCTAAAGAGTATCTTACGACAGTAGATAATTCACCTCAAGATTTATTAGGTCGTACAATATTAGATAATGGAAAGGAAGTACTAGTTACTCATGAGAATATAAATAAGTATTTAGGAAAACCTGTGAAAAAAAGAAGTCCTATCTTCTGTAAGCAAACTAACGGATACTGCTCTACTTGTGCAGGAATACTACCATTACAAATAGCTAATAAAGATAGACTTAATATAGGATTATATCTAGCAGAAATAGGTAATGAAGTCATGAATAAATCAATGAAGGCTGTACACCAAGCTAACCAGAAATTTTACCATATAAATGACTTTGATGACTTCATAGCAGGGGAAGATGATTAAAAACATCGACTGCCTCGTATGAAGTACGATGATGTGAGATCCTACTTCTTTTTGTGATTTTTTCTTTTAAATGCTGGTTACATTTAAAATATTTTCATTATTCATTTCCTTATCCACTACCCCTTAATTGGGGTAGTGGTAATACTACCGACGAAAAAAAAAAAAAGAAGATAATTCCTCGCATCGAACTATCTTCCTTTATGGGTTGTCAGAATAAATTCTGATTGATACTTCCATTTTCATTTCCTTATAATTACGCTATATATAATAGTATTATAAATATTATTAATTTAACCATTAATAATATTCCGAATAATAATTCTAACTTATTTCTTTGTAATTTATAAATGAAATAAATTCCACTTAATAATTCAATTAAAGCTAGAACTATTATACCTAGTAATACGCTATAAGGCGTAATAATAAGGATATTCATGATGAATCAACTCCCTTTCTATAGAAAGATTTAATGAATTATATACGGATAATTCATTATCTACATTTCTATAATATATAATTATTTAAAACTAATTATTTCCCCTCTCCCTAACCAGGAGAGGGAAGGGAGTATTATCGACAAAAAAAAAAAGAAAGTTTTTTACACAGAGTAACTTTCAAATCTCTGGAAGTGTAGGCACGTGACGAATCCTACACTTCTCTCTCCTCTCTAGGAAGCACGCCTTGGATAACTACTCCAAGGACAGCACGTCTTTTTCGTGCTCCTGCTACAGATAGTTATTCTGTAGCAACTGTCGTTCGTGTAATTTTTATTAGATTGCCGACAGCCTAGCAATCGAAAATACAATAAATTTAAATCTCTATTGTATTTTCTTACACTTATATAATAGATAAACGAAATTACCTAAGATTTTTCAATATTCTTGCTATGCTAGGAATTGGGATAAAAAAAAAAGACTCTCCCACTAAGGAGAGAGCCATTCTTTATTCTTCAGTTAATTTATTAATGATGTATTTCAGGTTATTACCTTTATAATTCATCATTAAATAATTGATTAAATATTTAGTATCTTCTTCTGGTAAATCGACTTCACAGTCGATTAATTTATCCAGAAGAATAGTAAAATGTACAGGGTCGAGTTTACAAACTGGTCCTAATCCTTCTCTAATAGGCTGAGGTGTAGCCCGAGACTTAATTTCTTTTTCAGGTTGTAATTCAGATTTAATTTCTGAAATATCTTCTTCTAGTACCCCGTTTTTTATACAGTCTGAAGCTTCATACGGGTCCTTACCATCTTCAGAAGCTAGAGCTCTTATGATATGTCTTAACTCTTTATCTTCAGCCATTAGTTTAATAAAAGACGGTATAAGAAGATCTTCATCCTCAGGAAAATTAAGATAATCGTATTCCTCGTCGTCTACAAGAAGTTCAGAAACCTTTTCTAAATCTAATTCTTGAGCTATGATGAATCTACTCGTACAATCTTCCAATACTTCAGATATAGAATAATAAAGCTTTCCTTTCTTACCTACATCCCAGGATAATGAATACATTGTAGTCTCATTCTTTCTTGTATTAGGTTTTAGATCTTTATCCCAATTAACCAAGGGAGCTCTCATCTTAGAAAATTCATCCTTGAATAATACTTCTCCTCTCTCCTCTCTTTCTTTTATTTTCATATTACCTTTTATAGATGAAATACTTCTACTCCATCCAGCTTCGTATGTAGGAGTTTTAAGTCCTATTACTTTATCATCGAATCCATTCCTCTTATTGAGGTATTGATGAAAATATACTCTATCAGGGAATTCAGGGTCTATTTCTATGCTTTGCACATGAATACCTGAATATAGATCTTTTCCTTTATATATCTTTAAAGGAATATACTGGTTTATAAATACTCTATCTTCCCTTTCTTCTAGTATTATAGTATGACTATAATCCCTTTCGTAATTTAATCCTTTCTTTAAGATTTCTTTTAAAATTGTAATTTTATCATTCATATTATTTATCCTCCTTAGAAATTTTTAAATTTTTAATATACTTTAAAACTTTTACTTTTTCTGATATATCTAATTGTGCTATATCATCTAAAAGTAATTCGAATATATCAGCATCCATTTCATTTTTAAATCCATATATACACTCTACTCTATAAGAGTATTCGCCCTCTTCATCACCATTTGTAGAAGTTCTTTCTTCTGCAGGAATTGTAGTGCCTTTTAAAGGACCTTTTTCTAAGTGGTCTCTGAATATATTTCCTGCCTTTTCCTGTCTTATTATACTAGTAGAATTAGCTACTATTTTAATCTTCTCTCCAGTGTCAGGATTAACTAAACTTCCTACTGGAGTACCATCGTTATACCCGTCTGTATAAGCACAAGGTATCTTATGAGTTTTTTCTTCCTCTTCTTCTTTCTCTATAGGAGTCATTACATCTTCTACATTATCCACTTGAGGTGTACTATCAGGACCGAAGAAGAATTCCCTCATGACGATTTTGTATACATTATACAGTAGAGAATCCCTAAATAATAAATGTGCATCTTCATTATGAATATTTAAGAATTTTCCATATATCTCTACAGTAGGATTAGATAGAAATGTAGCTACAAAATTTTCTAGTAATGAATCTACATTTTCGTTAATGTCGTATTCTATTAGGGCTCTTCCTCCTATGTAAATACCCCTTCTATATTTTTGATTATATAATTTTATATCCAGAAGAGGTCTACTACTTTCTTTTACTTCTATAGTATTCTCTTCTTGAATGAAATTAAGAGATAATTCATATCCTCTTTTTTGGTCTTTATTAAGACCATCTTTTTCAGAGAATATAGGTAAATTTTCTACTAGTACTGTATCATTTCCAGAGGTTTTCAGTAAAGTATACCCTTTAGACTTCTCTAGATACTTCATACGTGCGTACATTCTATTGGATACTGATTTTTTAAATATATCTTCATCAGAGATATATTTAGCTTTTGATAATCTTTGATCCATATGGTAAGTCTGGATATTTAATCCATTATTACTAAAATATATTTCTATGAAATAATATTGTAATAAGTACCCTCCTGGATGAGTTTCTAGGTAAGGCAATACTTCAAAGTAATGCCCTCTATCCTCTTTTCTTAAACCAGTTAAAAAGAAGCTTACTGGTTCTTTTCTATCTATACCATTTATTGCCCTTTTAAGGTCGTCTATCATTCTGAATTTATTCATTTTTTCTCCTCCCCTTTTTTTTTTTTTTTTTTTTCGACGGTAAAGATACTTAACCTCTAGGATTTCCCTAGAGGTTTTTAGCATCTTCTAATAATTTATCATATCCTGACTTCTCATAGAAATCAGTTCGCTCACTATGTAACTTGTGAGCTTTTTTAAGCACTTCTCTACATTCTTTATTTCCTTGTAGAGAAGCTACAAATCTTCTTACTGGAGTATCTACTTTTAATACCCCAGTGTATTTAAATGGAAGACCTGAATAGTTCTTCTTTAGATAATCATTATTTCTTTGATCTTTATCATCAAATAATAATGCTAAAAGAATTATATCTAAGTCCTCCATATTAGTTTTTAGTACGTCATTGAAATACATCTTTTTGCTCCTTTATTATTTCCCTGTAGATCCTATTCCTCCAGTACGTACTTCTTCAGTGTCATCGTCATCTGTAACTAGATGATTGACAAATACTATTTGAGCAATCTTTTCTCCAGTTCTTATTACTGGATATTCTTGCTTTATTTTTTCTGTAGTCCTAGAAGAATGTAGAATCAAATCAGGGTTATGGTTTACTAATGGGATTTTTACAGATAATTTAAAATCAGAATCTATTATACCAGTCCCATTAGCTAGTACGATTCCTTTTTTAATTCCTAAAGAAGATCGGGAATACATCTTTCCCACTATTCCAGGATCCATTTCTATTTTTACATAACTTTCTATCAAGACCTCTGTATGTCCTTCAACTACTACGTCTTCTTTAAAAGGATATATAAAATCATATCCAGCAGATCCTTTAGTACTTCTTTTCGGTATCAATAAAGAAGGATTTTCTTTATATATATCGGCAACTAATTCATCAGCCATAAGTCCTTCTTCATCAATTATAAATTTTATCATCTTTATTCCTCCTTAGTCTTTTTTATTGTCATCCGTTAAAAAATATTCTAGGATTCCAACGAAAATACCTAGAGGAATTAAGGCTGCTACTAAAGTTATCCAGCCATATAAAAAAGATGCTAATAATAAACCAATGGCTAATAAGCTCATTGCTGTAAGCATAAAGAGCATTAGCACATTGAGTAAAAACTTCATTTTTCTCATCTCCTTTCTCTTTAATATAAATTAGGTAAATGAATACACACCTTTTTAAGGTCCATATTCATTATAATAATATATAATTGAAAATACATAAGGATATCTTTCCTCCCTCCATATAGGAGAGAGGAAAAAAAAAATTAAGTATTAGTATTAATATATTCTGTAAGTGGAATTATGTCGTAGAATATCTCTACTCCGTCCATTTCATCCATTTCTAATAAGTCAGGTACTACCTTACCCTTTACTGCATATATAGCAATCTCGTGACCTGCATTTACAAATTCATTTATCATTGCTTTAAATACAAATAAATCATTTACATAATTAGGATTTTCGTAAGTGTCATTATTATCCATAGCCTCATCTAATGAGTTCATAGTAATAATAACTTTATCTTCTTGGAATAAAAATCCTTGTAGTATAGTAGTCATCTCAGATAGTAAGTCTCTATCCATTAAAGCATTACCTGCTACTTCTATATTAAATATCCTTTTACTATTTACATCTTCTAATAATTTAGCAGTAGGTATTTCAGTATTATTAAAGATTATCATAGACTAGCTCCTCCTTCTACTATAGTTTCTTTTTCTAATTTATCTAAGATTTCAAAGTCTAAATACTCAGATAGTAATTTCTTACTTAATTTAGCTTTCATAATCTCTTTCTCTTTTTCGTCTAATTCAGGATTATTATCTATTACTAATTCGTAAGTATCATAAGTTCTCATTACCTTATCAAGTGCTTCTATAGTTACATTATCATTTATATCCTTAGGAAGATTAAAAGTAACCTTAGCTTCAATCTGATTTAATCCTGTCATATATTTAATTCTTTTAGTAGCTAGTTCTGATAAAGGTAAAGTCAATTGCTTTTGAAAAGAAATTACCTTAATTAGTGTATTAGCATTTATATTACTAATCTTTTTAGCAAAATCTAAATTCTGACTAGGATCTAATAAGTCAGCTGGATATCCTATAGGTAGAGTAGCCTGATTTCTTAAATATCTTAAATACTCAGAATGGTCTGGAATTTCTACTACAGGTAATTGCTCTATATTGACTGCTTCCTGGTCATTAGCATTTCTATGTACTATAACGGTCTGGTAAGCAGCCATAATACTCTGAGTAGCTATATCAGGTATTCCTACGTCAGTAAGTCTAGGCATTTGATTACGTACATTATTAATAGCTTGTGCTATAACTGCTTGTGAATCTAGATTTCCATTATCTGTAATAGTCATCTTTACTCTAGGTTTTTCTAAATATATCTTATTCATAGCATCAGATTTATTTAAGTTAATATGCATCATAGCATAAGTACGGGATTTTTCTAGCAAGCTTTGCCCTAAAGGTCCTTTTCCTATAGTGAATAAAGTAAGATATTCTGCTGGAATAAATCTAATCTTTTGACTCATTAAATTCTCTAATCCTTCAGTATCTAATATCCATTCTATATCCTCTATTAGATTAGGGTTATTTCTTAAAAAAGTCTTATCTATATTTCTTCTTAAAATACCTTCTACGTCTTTAAGAATTACATTTCTCATCTTCCTTTTATAAGCATCTCCTATATTTATACCATCGTCTAAATTAGAAGCATTTAATATATTAGATAGTGAATTACCTAATCTGTATTTATTATTATCAGTAATTACATCTACTACGTAAACTCCTATTAATTGATCTTTAATAAATATAGGCTGTACCTTATTAATATCTAGAAATTCAAAAGTACATCCTTTAATATTATCTATTAAGAATTTCTTATTCTTCTTTCTTCTAAGTTCCTCTAATATATTTACATTATCTAATTGAGAATTATTAGGCTCTTCTGTATTAATAGCCACATCTTCTTTTGCAGTATCTCCTCTATTAATTAAATCAGTAAGACTTCCTCCAGAAGTTATACCTACAGTATTAATATCTTCATAAAGGTCTTTACTTTCTTTTAGATAATGAATTACAGTATCTACATCAGAAGTAGAATAAGGAAGTGAATGGAATATATCATTTATTTCTTCAGCATGAGGAGATAATTCAGTTATTTTATTCATTAGCATTTCTCCTCTTGGTACGAAGTTAGTATTTAAATTATTCTCATAAATATCATATAATCCTTCAGCAAATCCTTTTACGTCATTATCTACGTAATAAGATTCTCCTACTTTATCATATCTTCCTTGATATTGATTCTTTGCCTGGTCTGCTTTGAATAATAAATCAGTAGCTATACTCTTATATGGTATAGTAGCAGCTAATTGATATCCATAAGTAGCTAAATCTACTACTAGATTCCTTACTACAGTTTCCATATTAAAGTTATACATTCTTCTTGCTCTTAAAGATGAAGTAATATCGAGTAATGGGTCAAAGAACTTCATTAAGTCCTCATCTCTTTCTCCAGGTTTTTCTTTATTATTTCCTATGAATTCTATATTGATACCACTTTTTATAGCTGAATTAGGGAAAATTACATCGTCTGCTAACTGGTCCATTGCAGTCCCTAGTTCCATCATATTATTAATAATATAATTGTACTCTACATTACGACGTAATCTATTTCTCATTAATTCTTCTATTTCAGCACGATTAATAGTATCTGAATACAAATCAGCGTATATAAGGTCATTAATCTTATATTTACTATATTTATCTTTTCCTCTTAAATTAAATAAGGTATCTTGGATACTAGCTACATTATTAATACCGAAATTATTTAATTCCAATTCCTGTATATTAGGCGTAATTATCTTACGCTCTACCATAGTACCGTATCCACGACCTTTTTTAGTAAGCTTATCTATCTTACTTTCTATCTCTTCAGATTCTTTATTTAATTTATTTAAATCTAATTCTTTATCAGGCATTATTACTCTCCTTTCTATATATTTAGTATAAAGCCACGGCAAATGTTTTTATTCTAGAGTTTATAAGCTATTATACTCTGAGTAATTCCTATAGATAAACCATCTTTTTCCACACTAGAAATAAGCTTTAATTTAAATAGATTCTCATCTTCTACTAAATCGTATATCTCATATTCTATCTTGGGATTTATTTTATCACTATAAAATATTAGTCTATTGATTAATGATAATTCATAGTCTTTTAATTTTAATTTATAGACTACTCTTTTAGCATCTCTAATATTTATTAATTGCTCTTTAGTAAGTTCTCCCTTATCTTTAAAGACAGTACTAAAGGTTTCTTTCTTAGGAAGTAGATTCTCTCTATATTCATCATTAAGATTAATAATCTTATTCTCTTTAGTATGACCACATATAAATCCAGCACCTTTAATATTTAATACCTCATTAAAAGGAATATTGCTTTCTAATTCCACTTTAGTATCATAATAAGAGAATTCTATTTTATTATTATCAGAAGTAAAGAATAGCTTATTAGCAGAAGGTGCTCCTGCATCTTTATCTTTATCATCAAAGTTAGTATTGTAGCAATTACGGAATAATTTTTTTATTAAATCTGCTTGCTTTTTATTAGTATTAAAATCTATTTCTACTTCTTCTTCCTCATTATAATAAGTAGATTTTTCTACTTCTTTAATAGGATTAAGATTATAATGCTCATTTATAATATTACTAGCACTAGGAAGATTAAAGAAATAGTGTCCTATATTGGCTACATTATTATTTATTATAGATAAAGCACAATGACGTCCTAGTTTAGGATTAGCTATTCCATTTAGCTTTTCTATTCTACCTATTAAAGTAGTCTTACTTCCATTATTAGCTTCTATATTACTTGGATACATACTAGTAGCATCTAAGTCTGCACATAATCCAAATTTATTATAAGTCTTAATAGCTATTTTAAATATATCAGGGTCTTTTACTCTTCCATCTATTAAGTTAGGAGAAGTAACTAACCCTCCTTCGATTCTATAAGGATTTTCTTCCTTAGGAGTAGTAGCTATTTTCTTTAATTGCTTAATTACATTAATTATACCAGGATTTTTCTTCTCTAAAGTCATTACATTATCTTTTTTAAGATTAATTAATAAAGGATTGATATTATTAGCAGGTATAAATCCTTGTAACTCATTATAGAAATCAAATGCATTAGTAGTGCTAGGTAAAGATACATTTACTTTACTCCATTCTGTAGCTAGTGAAAATCTAGTATATACTATACTCATTACATCATTAGTAACTAAATCTAGAAAAAGCATAGCAAGTACGTCAATTATATTATATATAAGAAATGACTTATAATCCACATAAGGAAAATCTCCGATGAAGTTACAAATTTTAGAGTAATCTAATTTACCTATTCCTAATTCTCTATTACAAGTAGCATCTAATGAGAATTTATCAAATATACTGGCTTTTCTTAATTGATAATAAAGTAGCATTTGGTCTATTACTTTAGTAGGATTATGGAAATCAAACCAATGGAATCTCTCACTTAAAGTAGTCTTCTGATTCTTTACATTTATATAAGTATAAGTATCTTCATTTTTATATTTAAATAAATCATCAGGATTATATTGAGGATAAGCATGCTTTATTCTATTAATTTGATGATTAATATCAAATTGAGCATTATATATTAATAAGAAGTCAGGATTTACCTCACTGAATACTTTATGACATACATTAGTGATTACTTCAAAATCATTCTTTCTAAAGTTAATTTCATATTTCATATTATTTATATTCTTAGTAATTAATTCTTTTATAGCTCTTTCTTTATCTTTATTCCCCATAGAAATAGATTCTATATGATTAATAAGAAAGTCATTTAATTCCTTTTTAAATTTATCTAAATCTTCCATTATCTCTTTTTGACCATTAAATTCCTCATTAATCACACACTCACAATAAACTGTCCAGGTCTTTCCGTCTACATAGGTATTCACTATTACAGGTTGCTCTAACGGATCATCAGAAACCTTTACATCCGTTTCTATATCTAGTCCTCCTATATGAAAACTATCTATACGAGGAAAATTAGTCTCAAAGTTATTACCCCCTAAATCATTAGTAAAGAATTTACAATACTCTTTCATTACAGCATCTTCTATAAGATTATCTGCACCATATAATCTTTTATTAAGATAAATATCTTTAGCAGACATTTTTCCAGATTTTACTAACTCCCCAAACTTCTTAACCCCTAAAGCACGAGCTATATTATACTCTCTCCATTTATGAGGTACGTATACTTTTTCTACATCATTAATATTAGCAAATTCTTTATATTCTTTAGGGTCTTTATCTTTAGTAATATAGATAGGTACTTCAGGATGTGGAAGTGTAACTAGTTTCTTTCTACCAGTAAGTGCATTTTTCATAGTAAGCATTAATAAGTCTTTATCACTTTCATATAGTGTATTTAATAATATATCATCTTTAGTAAAAATATCCTTTAATCTATACATAATTTTATTCTCCTTATAGTAAGTTTATTATAGTAGAGTTATGCGTAAATGTAGGTAGCCTACTACCGTTAAGTAGTAGGCATTGATTGAATTTCTTGCTTTAAATAAGTTAATTCTTCTATTCTTTCTAAGACTATAAAGTCTTCTCCTTTTTCTATAAGATACATTAATAACTCGCATATACTTGTCTTTACTCCTAATAAAGTAGTATGAGGTGTAAGTAATAATAATATATTCTTATTTACATCTGTATAGGCATAATCAAATACATAATCTCCTTTTTCTACCATTTCGTGGAATAAAGGAATAATTCTTTGCTTTAATCTAAAATTACATCTATCTTCAGATTTACATTTAAATTTATATCCTGCCCATTTAAAAGTTTCTCTTAATCCTTTCCCGTCTATATAAATAGGGAAAAAGAATAATTCATCATTTACTTTTTCTATTCTAATATAATAAGAATCTCTAGGAAGTGTAAATGTATCGTTTTTATTTACTTATTTAGTCATTTCTAATCACTCCTCTTAATACTCTATTAGCTCCTCTTAATTCTAATAATAAAGTATCAATATCATATAAAAACTTCTCTATAGGTCTTTCAAAAACCTCCTTTAAAACGTCTTCAGCTTCACTAGGCGAGTATATTATCCTTGACTTAATAAAAATCTCGCTAGCGGCAATTATGTCGGTTTTACAGCTATTAAAGAAGTCTGAATAATTATTTAAAAACTCTGCTTTTAAATCTCTGTAATAAGATTTAATTACTTCATTATTAGGGTCAGTCATTCCTTTAATCATTTCATCAGAAAGTAGTTCTTCATTTCCATCTAAATCATGAAAATAAAGTCCTATCTTATTAGGAATATCTAGTAGTAATCTACTTTCTTTAAATATCTTATTTAAGAATAAATAATACCAATTATACTTATAATATTCTTTTCTAAATTCACTAGGATAAAAATCCTTTATTATATAATAGATATCAGGATTTTGTAGAGTGTATTTATTACTAGTAGTATATTCTAATTGTATAGGATTAAATTCGACTTTATTAGTCTCAAAAGGAAGCTTTCTTACATCTTTTAATCCTTTTCCTTGAATGAATACTATACAATTTTCTTCTTTAATCTTTTCTTTAGTATTATTAAGATGTACTATTAAATCTTCTTCAGGAAGATTACATATATGACTATACTCTTCCATTAGTATATCGCTAATAGTACCATTAGAGGACTTAATAAACTCATAAGCCCCCTCGTGGTATAATTTAGCAGATTCCTTTTTATAAGTATCAAATAACCCACTTTTAAAAAATTCTTCTACATCTACACTTTTCATAAAATTAAATAGACTTCCCATAGTGAAAGTTAATTGATTTAAATCAAATGCTCTAATATCTATACTAATAGTATTAGGTCTAATGTCATACCCTATTTGTACAGGGAATTCTATAAAGTTATCTAGTACTCCTAGTAGTATACTTATATAAGGATTATAGTAATTAAAACTTCCGTCTGCTAATCCATAAGGAAATATAATCCTAGCTTTATATCCTAAAGTATCTGTATCTAGTATATAATAATTATCTCTTATATCGTATCCTAGTAACGCTAATTGCTTTTCTACCATACGTCTCCTCCTTAGTGCATAGGACTTTGTCTTTGAGTTCCATATAGCACTTTTTAAATTCTGGAATATCTTCATCATAATCCCACCCGTAAATATAATTTCCGTAATAATCTTTAGTATGCAATTCTATAATATCTCTTTCTTTATCGTAAGCAACTAATTCAAGACTCATACCATCGAAATACTTAGGTATAGAAAATTTATATACATATCCATCTTCGGTCATATTTTCTATAGTAAATAATGAATCGCTAGACGGGTTAAAATCGTCATATTTGTATTCTTTAAGCCACTTACCATTTCTTAAAGGTATAGATCTATGTAAAAACCATTTATGTGAATAGTCCTCTTCGAAGTATGCTATTCCTGGCTTTGTCTTGAAATCCTCTGTATTTCATAAATGTATTCACCTACTCCCAGTTTCCACTACGAAGTTTTTCTAAGCTTTCTTCTTCTATTCTTTCTGGATAAGAAATAGATATAGAAATACCATTCTTTTCTAAAAGCTTTTCTTCTTTTATAGTAGGATGCTTTAATTCTTCTATTAACTCATCTAAATCCCCTACAGGAATATTAGACTCTTCAGGAGTACCATCTTTATTTATAAAAGTAAGACTTCCTCTATCAGATACTCCAAATTCTTCACGATAAAATTCATCTTCTCTCAATATCTTTTCAGTCTTTCTGAATTCTTCTTCCATAGCTTTCTTCTTCTTCTCAAATTCAGTTAGTTCTTCTTCCTTTTTAATAGGTTCAGGTTTAGCCTCAGCTACTGGTACAACTTCTTCAGGTTCTTTAATAGGAGGTTTTACTACCTCTGCTACTTCCTCTACTTTAGGAGCAGGTTTTTCCTCTACTGGTAAGTCAGGAGTAGCTACTTTATTTATTTTATGAGTAATATCTTTTTCTTCTAATGTAGCAGGATCTATAGCAGAAGCAGATACTATTTTAACCTCTTCTTTCACAGGTTCTGGTTCTTTTTCTACTTCTGATTTAATAGGTGCATTAATTATTTTAGATAATTTCTCTTTAATATCTTTAGTCATTCTTTTAATATGGAATGTATCCTGAGGATTATCTAATTCTAAAGATAGCGAAGAATACATCATACTAAATTGGTATAATACATTTTTAATCATTACTATATCAGTAAGTACTGGATTAATTACTCTAGTACCATAGTAAGTCATTTCTTTAGTATTAATTACCTTTTGCTGTAAAGCTACCTGCCAATCTAGATTATCTATTAATAAGTCTTCTATTACACTAGTAAAGGAATCTAGTAATAAGTCAGCTATATAAAGCATAGTCTCTTTTATTATACTATCTTCCATAGCTTCTATTTCTTTAATAGATTGCATTATAGCTAGAGTAGCTCCTATAGATCCTCCCATATGGTATCCTTTTTTCATCATAGCATTTACTGCTCTAGTAGCATCATTAAAGGCATCAAATAATCTATTTCCATCTGCATTTCTATGACCTACATTAATACTATAGTAAGCTTCTTTCATATATCCTAATCTTACTTTAGCACGAGCTACTATTTCAGGATTTTCCTCATCTTTTATTATTTTCTTTAATTCTTCTATATGAGTATTATAAGACTCATTTACTATTTTATCTACTGGAGTAATAGTAAGTCCTAAATCTTCTATATATTTAATATTTACTTTAGCTCCTTTATTATATTGAGTCTCATATTCTTCAAAGTACTTTCTTAGCCCCCATAGATTGTCGAATTTACCTTTATCATCCATTACACCTTTCCATTTGAATAATTCAGATGTATCTACAGTATCTATATCATTATCTCCATTAGGCTTACCAGGAATATAAGGTCTTTTCTCTACGAAGTCTAATAGATTTAATTCTTCTATATTAAGAAAGTATTGTAAATCTTCCCTTTTCTTATCAGTTACATCATATACATATTCTAACTCTAAGAACTCACAATAAAAAGGTTCTTTAGCATTCTTATATTTTTTAATATAATCTTTTAGTACCTTTTTACACTCATTATCCATTCTGCTTACTATAAATAAAGTAGGTATTCCTGTATTACGTCCCATCATATTAGCATCTTGAATTAGTGATGATAATATAAAATGACAATAATCAAAAGTAAGATAATTACTAATTAAGATGACTTTACAAGTTTCCAGTCTATCTCTAATAGAATCTCCTACGAAGTTTTTAGCTCCTAGATTAAATCCTGGATTAAAATTAACTGTAGTCTTTTCCCCACTACTTCTAAATGCTCCTATTTCTAAGTCGTCATTTAATTCTACTTTCTTTTCTTCCATATGAGAAACGATTTCTTCAAAAGGTTTTAATAATTCTTTATCATTATTAAGTGCTATATAAGCAGCATCTAGAATATCCTTAGTACTATTCACTTTAATAGCATTATTTACTATATTCTTTTCTATTAATTTAGCTAGTAATTCTACTGCTTTAGGAGAATTAATTCTTTTATTATAATACTTATTATTTCCTCCTGTGAATAAATCTTCTGCTGCATATCTAATTATATTAGAAAGTATCTTAGTAGCAGTAGTAGAACCATCTCCAGAAGACCTTTTAATATCTGTAGCAAGTATTCTTACCATATTAAGTATATCTATATCTACCTGCTCATTAAAGCTCATCATAGCAAGAGTAGTCATTCCATCTTTAGTATAAGTAAGTCCTCCAGAATGACCTCCATTTCTTACTACTTGTGCTACGTATCCAGAAAAAGGTCCATAAGTCTTACTAATAACCTCATCTACCTTTCCTAGTACACTTCCTATATATAGTAAGTCATTATCTACTACATTCGGATTTAATACGTCAAAATCTTTTCTTTTAAAAACTCTAAAATTTCTTTTCATCTACTCTTCTCCTTTATATTTTATTGTATCTTTTACCTTTATATTACTAAAAAACTCCTCAAAAAAACCTTTATCCATTTTACTATTATAATTACGTGCTACAGTAGGAAAGCTCATATCTACAAATTGTATATAAGTACCTACATTTTTCATTCCTTTTCTACTTACCCTTCCTATTACCTGGTTAGTAGCACTACGGGAATTACGAGTCTCTAAATCCACTACAGTATCTAGTCCTTTTAAATCTATTCCACGTCCTAATGAGTTAGAAGTACTTACTATTAAGTATTTAGATTTAGCTTCTTCTCTTTCCTTTTTAGGAGTATCAGAATTTAGTATTCCTATTTTATTAGATTTAATCTCAAATAAGTCAGCTAATTTTTCTTTAAAGATTCCAGCAGTAGTTTTTCTACCTATAAAAAATACAGTCTTTAATTTCTCATTATATCTTTTAGATATAAAATTATCCCATAATCCTTTTAATTGCTCTTTTATAGGAAGTTTATTTACTATATACTCATGATACTTAGGATAACTAAATGTCATTCCACTAGGAGAGTATTGCATACACTTACCATACTCTTGTCTTGTAGGATTAGATTTATATAATATAAATAAAGCATTTCTTTTAATTCCTGGGTCAAATTCCTTTCCTATATTAAATACATTTAAAAATATCCTTTTAAATACTAGATTATCACTTCTAGAAGATTTATAATCTGTAGCAGAAAGGTATAAATTGTATTTAATAGAAGAAGCCATATCCATTGCAAACATACTCGCATTTTCTAAGTCAAACTCATCAAATACTTTAATTCCTATTCCTATATTAAGTAATAACTCTCCAAATTTCTTACTACCTAAATCATTCATAAATATACTCATACTACGATGAGTACACACTATTATGTCAGGAGTATCTTTTGCTTCTAATAAGTCTACTAAATCTTGCACACGCTCTATAGCCATTACATTCTTACAAGTAGTATGAGTCTTAAAGGATTCTAACCACTGTCTTTTAAGCTCATTACTTTTTACCATAATTAAAGCTTTTACTTTTAATTTATGAATTATATTAGTAGCAACGTAGGTCTTTCCTTGACCAGTCTTTAGAGATATAATAGCCCTTTTGTCTTCATTATTCTCAAAGTATTGTAGTACTTCAGAAATTACAGTTTTCTGCAAATCATTTAAGGGTTCATTCTTCATTTTAAATGGAGTACATTCATCGTAAGGGAAGTTCTCACTCTTTACTATCTTAGCTTTTAATCCACATTCTCGTAATGAGTTTACAAGTAATCCTTTTGGTATCTTCATAGACCTATAATGAGTAGCATAAGACTTATAAGCATAAGGCTCGTAAGCTTGTGTAAAATAGTTCATAGAAGATAATCCTCTAGTAAAATTATTATATTTAATATTTTCTATTTTAGGTATTTTATAAAATGTAGAATATTCAGTAATTTCTATATCTTTTAAAGTATTAATTTTAATTCACCATCCTTTCTATTTATCATGTGCTATACCTATACTCTGTATTAATACGTTTGATACAGAAGAAAAAAAAAGTATTTACTTTTAAAGTATGTAGTAGAAGGTATCCGCTACCCCGTAATGGAGTAGCGGTAATACCTTATCTTATTTTATTTAATATTATTGACTTCTCAAGGTCTGTAAGACCTGATTCGTCACTTAAATCCCAGATGTCTCCTGGCTCATCAGAATCTGGAAGAGTACAACCATATTCTCCCAGACAGTCATCGTGAGATTTCAAATAATTATCTATATCTTCCTGAGTAGCAGGAAGTAAGCAGTAAACGTTTTCTTCATCTCCGATAAGTTTACATTCACTTATATTAGAGATTTCTTTACTTTTAATTGGATACATACGTTGTCCATCGTATATATCATATGTAGTAGCACTATAAGCTACTACTCCCAATAATAAAGTTAATAAAATACCTTTTTTCATAATTATTCCTCCTGATTTTTATTTTCCTATGTAATATTCTTTAGTACGAACGCATTCGTCGCTTGGTCCACCATCACCTTTGCACCATTTATCTACTCTAGTTTCGAGTATTCTAAGTGGTGTAGAAGTCTTAAGATAAACCATCTCACCTCTCCATGAACTTTTGTAGAGAAATCCTCCCATTGAATGAGCAGAAGTGGTAAATAAACCACAAGATTCTTCAAAGATTATTCTTGCTCCATATAAATCATTATTATCTAAATCTTTTGCGATTTGATCTTTTATAAGGTTCATCAGCATTTTCGAAGATGGATCGTTAGGTTTAAATACTATAGTGTAGTCAGGCTTATCCCAAGAAGTCAGTCCTACTACTAACTGCCCTGTATTAGATTCTATGGTATCTACCATTTCTCCTACCTGACCATAGAATTCTATTACAGCGTCCCCTTTAAATGGTATATTTTGATTACCCTCTATGTCTTCTACTATCCATCCGTCTTTAAGATGGAATTTATATTTACCGTCTGAAGATATGTAAGTGGAATTTGCATCCGCCAAGGTTACAGGGTCGATAGATTTAGCTTCTTCTGCTTTTTCTTCCTCAGTAAGAGGTTTTGCTACTATATGAGTAGCATCAGAAAAATCCATATCTGGATCATCTATATAAGAACCTCTTTCCTTCGCTTTTTGTATATCCATTTTAGTAGCTGGACATACAGGGACTGGATCATAGTCCCCTTGAGGTTGATAATAAAAGCATTGGCTTTTATCATCTTGGTTCTTTTGGTAAAGATTTTCATCCCACCATACTCTATGGTCATTTACTATAGAGTACCCTCTGACGTCATCTGATTGAGACGCCATTTTTCTATCTTTAGAAGAATTTTCAAAAGTGATGAAAAACCCCATTATTGCTACTACTATAGCAAGTAAACCTAGAGGTAGTGCATAATATGGAAGTCCTCCTTTCTTAGGAGTTTCTTCTTCAGGCTGTACTTCCTTTACTTCTTCTATTTTCTCTTCTTTTATTTCTTCTTTTTCTTCTTCCTTTCCGAGTACTTTCTCAGCAGTATTAAGAGAAGCTTTTTCAAGCTCCTCTAATTTTTTCTTTAAATCTTCTATTTCCTTATTTAAACCATTTCTATCGTACATATTACTCATCTCCTTTAATATTATTAAATACTTTATTTTCTTCTAATATTTTACATATTTCGTCTATATTAGAAGAATCAAAAAATTGATACCCTTTATCACGAAGGGTTGAAAGTTTTTCTATTTCGACTTTCATTCCTATTTGAGGGTAATTGGGATTCAGAATATATAGATGATACTTAAAATATTCTTTTATTTCTTCGTCCCATACTTCATGAGTGTAATATACTCCTTTATTACTTAGTATATCCTTGATGATTTCATAAGGAGTCATATGTGTATGCTCACAAATTTTTACGATGTCTTCTTTATAGAAGGTAAATCCAATGAATATTTTAGGATTTCTAGGATCTTCTATAAGGATGGTATATTCGTCACTCCAATGAGTTAATCTTCCTGGAATGATTTTCTTTAATTTTTCTTTATCTCCGTAATCCAGGAGATTTATTTTGTGATTCTCTACTCTAAACGTAAGAGAATCTTTTTTATCCGGGGAAGAATCTAACTGCTTTTCAAAGTTGTAGAGCATATCCTTCTCATTTTCGCAACTTAGAAGATTTTGAGCGTTAGCAAGTTTTTCTTCCGCTCTTTTTAAGACTATTTTATATAATGTATATAAAAATTCTTTAATTTCCTTTCTCATTTGATGAGGAAGAATGTCGAAATTACTTTGTCGTCCTTTCTTCCTTTCATCGAAGATTTTTAAATCTTTTACTCTGCTGTCTATTATATTTTTGAATATATTTTTTATTCTCTCTTCCCAATCATCAGGACGACTTCCACATCTGTCCCACTCTTGAAGAGTTTTATAAATTATATCCAAAAATGATACATATAAACTACAGCTTACTGGAGAGCTGTATCTACCAGGGATTCCTTCTGGTAGTTTAAAGAAGATATTACCACAAAAAAGATGGTCAATTTCTACCCTCTCCTCTGTGATCTTTTCTACATATTTTTTGAATACTGGAGGAGTGTAGGTTTCTCCTCCACATATTCCGTAATCTTCGCTAAAGTATAAAGGAAAAATATCCCAGTAAGAACTATATTCTTCCATTCTAAAATATTTTTCCAAATCCCAAAATACATATTTGGAATTTACTACCTTTCTTAAATAAGCGATAATATCCTCTATATGGTGAGGATATTTCTCACTATTTCTTGCTTGAGTATTTATGAAGTACTTCTTATCTAAGTACTTTCTTCCCTCAATAAAACTTCTGATGACAAAGTGAGTTTTTGTCATCATTCTTCTAATTTCCTCAGATTCCTCTCTTTCTTTAAAGAAAGAGTTATTCTCATCTGCAAAATCTAAAGTTTCTCCAAACTTGTAGACTTCGTAAATTTCGCCGCCTCCGTAAACTGCGAATCCCTCTAGGAATGTCCACTTAGTGGACACTCCTAATTTTTTATTGATATTGATTAAATTATTATTTTTCATCTTTATTTCCTCCTAAATTTTTATTTTCTAGAAGCACATTAGGTATCGCTTCTAGAATATTTTTAATTATTTCTTTTTGAACTTCTTCTTTTCGAGTTACCCCGATTTTAGAAGTTAGTTCATAAATAAAATCTTGTGCTTTTCTTTTACTTCCTAGCACTTCAGAAATCTCTTCCTTACGACTTACATTGACGTAAGTATTTCCTAGGAAATTCTTATCTTCTTTTATATAAAATATTTTTGTCAAAGAAGAAACTTTATAGACGATTTTTCCTTTTTCGTCTATAAAATAAGAAATATTTATTAATATTTCGTCTATATAATGATCCGAAAAGTCTGGTTTATTCAGACGACGTATCTCAATAGACAATAAATCGAACTTCAATGAAGAAGATACTTTTTCTGAAGAAATTTTCTCTATATTCTTCTTCAGGATTTCCATAGCGGATATATCCTTTGCAGAGTCCTTCGATACTGGTATTTCTTCTTTTACTTCTTCTTTAGGGAAGAGTTGCTCTTCCAAAATTCTTTCCTGAAGCAACGTCATTCTGTCAAAGAAGACGTGTACTTTATTAGGCAGCCATATCTGCCAACTAGAGGACACTCCTTTATATTCAAGAAGAGAAGCAGTTTCTGAGAAATCTTCTCCTCTTTCATTTTCTGCTAGTTCCATGGTAACTGGAGAAACTCTCCAACCCAGTTCCATGACTTTTTTCTTAGTTTTTCCAGGAAATATAGCCAACCTTCTTTCAGCTACACCATAGCTATATCTCCCTTCTTTTTCATCAGTAAGTCGGTATGTCCACATATGGGACAAAGTCCACTCCCAACAAAATAGAAGAACCTTAGGACTGTTTGCTTGGAGTTGTTTATCTAACTCCATAAGAACTCTTGAGAGGGTTTGTGTAATAACTCCTCTCAAAGATCTATTCTCCCAAGGAATTGGTCTTTCTATTACCTTCCTTAGGACTTTATACAAGAACTCTACTGAATCGTAGAGCGTACACAGAACCATGACAGGTTCTGGGTCGTTCTTATACCTATCATACTCAATTCTAAAGTACGTCTCAGGGATATCCTCTGAGTAGTATCTAAATATTCGGACGGCTTTCTCACCCCAACCGTCCTTAATTTCAAAGCATTTTCCGTCATGGAAGTTCACTTCCGGTGAAGGTTCTCCTCCTAATAAATAACTAAAATCTTCGATTAACTTTTTCAAATCCATAAAATTCACTCTCCTCTTTAATATATTTTTTTTTTTTCTTTAATGTAACCTGGATTTAAGGCAAAAAGAAAAGGGAGCTACCCTTCCCTTTTTTAACCTAATTACATTAAAGAGTGAGTAAATTAATCATATCCCTTAGAAGTAAAGTCAAATTAAAAGTTTGGTGCCTCACGGCAGTAAGGAACTTCTTTTAGGGAATAAATAATTTACTCTTGAATGA